ACCTAAGAATGTTTTCTCGAATTGTAATTCGTAGTCTATATATTTAGCCAGTTTAAATTCTTCTGGTAGATACTGGGTGAATCCAATTACATTCTCTTTAAGGCTATTAGGTGTTTTGAGATAGATGAATTTGATCTTCTCGCCATTCTTAATAGGTTCATACTTTTTCTTTAGACTATAATCTACCAATAGTTTGTTGTGTAGCAATGCTGCACGAACATGTATTGGAGTACCCTTCTTATAAATGGTAGTAGTATCCTTATACTCACGCACCTTTGATACACCACGTGGGAATGCAATTCTATCAGCTGATAGTGAGCAGAAGTATTGTTTGAATTGTTTAATGGACTTCTGCACTGTAGCCTCGTCGGATACCATAATCACTTTAAAGATTTCTTTTAGAGCATCACGACATGGTTCTGGCGTAGAGGATTTAATAGCCTCAATGCCCATGATTTTAAGTTTAGGTTCCGAGTATCTTACACCCTCATTGTCGAACACATTAAGTATATATCGTTTCTTAGCAGTCCAGATACCACGATCGGCAATTACTTCTCGTTTCATAACCATTCGGTTCTGGATACCACCCATCATCTTGTAGAGGTTATCATAAGATTCTGCGAGTACTGGTTCTAGTTTCTCTGAGGCAACTGCATCTAGGAAGTCAATAGGGTTACTAGGATTCACAGCCTTAACTAGGTCGTCCATATTCACATAGAGAGAATCTGTGTCGATTGCGATCACATAGTCCTTATTGGTTTTAAGAATAGACTGCATATATTTGTTAATGGCAACCTCGGCCCATCGGATTGTAAGCTGACCTGATAGTGTAATAGCCTCGGCAATTCTCTGGTCAAAGAATCGGAAGTACTTGTTACCCATAGCGCCATACAAACTGTTTAGTAGAATCTTGATTGCCATCTGTCTGTTCTCAGCAATGTTAATTCTCTTTTCAATGGCATACAGAGCCTGTTTATCTTTCTTATCAACCTTCTGTAGTTCTTTCTGTGCTTGAATCATATCTTGTTTGACTCCAACACGTTCACTATACATACCATCTACGAGAGTTGGCATGAAACCTTTCTTATCGGTTCTAAACATCTGACCATTACCACCGATAGCTTTGCCTGGGTTATCGAATGTATAACCATCCAGTAGTTTCTCTATGTCTACGTTCATAACTTCACCATTAGCAATAGTCTCCGTAGACATATTATACTGCATAATGAGTGATGGATACAGGGAGTTAAGGTCGAAGGATACCACGTTCTCGTGTAGACCAACCATGGGATCTTTTACATAACCACCAGGATAGTCCGACTTGATCTTGTTCTCATAGAATGGAATGGCAGTCTTGTTTGCATACAAGTATCTGTGGATGATTGATTCCCAGATAGATGTTACTCCGAAGGTGTCTGAGTAGTTCACACCACCTTGGTAAGCCATTGTAAGACAGAGAGTAATAAGACCCATCTTGTCTTCCAGCCGTTCTATTAACTCTACGTCTTTAATGTTATAGTCAATGAATTTCTGATGGTCAAACTTATATAAGGTATGCAGTGAACCGTGTTCGGCATATGAGAGTTTCTTCTCGCCGAGTACTACATTAGCAATGTGATCCAGTCTATATGATTCTTGGGTACCATAAGAGTATCCAAACTTTTGGAATAGTTCTAGGTAATCAATAGTTGATATACCCTTGAGGTCATATGTAACCTGTTCTCTACCCATCATCTTGACATCGTATTGGTCTACCAATCCCCACGGAGAGAACTTTTTAACCATGTCTTCGCCGAGGATTTTAAGTGTACGGTTGACTAGATATGGCACATCAAAGAATCTGATATTCCAGCCGGTAATAATGTCTGGGCAATGAGCGGGGTGACACCAATGCAAGATAAACTGAGACAGAAGTTCTGCTTCGCTCGAGCACTTCTTATAGATTACCTGATGGTCTTTCATTAGAGTTGCTGACACATCGTAGTCATTGAGACCCCACACGTAATAGATGTTGTCAATGTTGTTCTTCATCGCTATGGATATTACTGGGTAATCAGCAACATCTGGCTGTGGGAAACCCTCATCTGAGGCTACCTCGATGTCAAATGATGTTACATTAATCCGATTACGGTCAAACTCAATCGTCCCTGGGAACGTATCATTAATGAATGCTGGTATGTACCTATCGTTGCCGTAGATGTGTCTACCTGCTGTAGACTTATTAGCATGAATCCATTCTTTGGCATCACGCATTGAATCCATTTGGATAGGAGCAACTGGAGTACCATCTAGTGATTTCCAGTCTGTAGGTTTGGGGGTATTTACAAACAACGTTGGTTTGTATTTGATTTTTTCTTGTTTCTTATGGCCGTTTTCATAGCCGCGATAGAGTAACATATTACCGTATCGAGTTACGTTTGTGTAGAATTTCATAACGAATTTGTCACCTGTTTAATATATGTATATTATATCACATAATGGTGGGAAAGTAAAGGGATATTTCATTTATATGTACGAATAAGTGTAAGGTCATGACACTTTTATGTACGAATAAGTGTAAAAGGTTGGGGGAGTTTTGACGTCCCCCGCATGATTTTTGTCAGTTTGAACTTAAAAATTTGCAGCTTGTAACATCACAATTAATGGCGCCAATCCTAATATGATTGTAGCTGTTAATAGACATAGTGTGCAATTCTTTAAGGTCTCGGCAACGTCTTCATACTTATTCATGTATTGAATAATATGTTTCATGTTGTTCTCCAGTAGTAATATTTAAATTATCTACCAAGTTTCGCTGCTCACCGGAGTTACTCTTGCAAGAACTCCTTCTTCTTTGATGCCCCAGCAGACCCTATTTCGATCTTCCTAGGACGCCTCTCTTCTGGAACTTCAACTCTGGCATTCACCACAAGTATTCCGTTCTCAAGATTGGCACCGTCAATCACAACAAATTCAGAGAGTCGGAAGGACTTCTCAAATTTGCGGGATGAAATTCCCTTATGCGCATATTCGCGTGAATCATTATCTTTGTTTCCCTTCACTAGTAAAATCCCGTCCTTCACTTCTATTGCAATGTCCTCTTCCGAGAATCCTGCAACGGCAAGTTCAATGATGAAATTTTCATTATCAACCTTCACAACATTGTGTGGGGGATAATTGTCTTGGGACTTTCCAGCTGAGTGGATCCTCTCAAGTTCGTGTAGTATTGGGTCAAACCCGATGAATAACGAACGCGGCACGTTCATAGTATTTCTTACCATTTTTATTTCTCCTTAGTTAAGCAAGTTAAATGTGGTCCCGACAATTCGGCAACCACATTTATTTATACAACTTTCGTTGTTAGTTTAGACACTTTTTACAAACTTTATTAAGTCTGCTGCATTTCATTAGTTTATGAAATGATTTCCAAATGTCATTTATTCTTTTCTCCATTACTGTTACCTATATTATATTTAGGACACAGCTCCCATTGCGATTTCTCTTTAAATGGAATGACCTTTATCTGACGCAATGGGGCAAGACTCTCTACAGTTCCTGGTTTTAGTATAGTAACTAGTCCCCAGTCAGCTAGTAAAGTAGTAATTGTGTTCCTACGTTCTAGGTCATTCTCTATCAAGTTAGAAGGTTTCCCATCTAACAAGAATAGTTCTTTGAAGTGTACAATAAAGTATCTACCCTGCTTGTGCAGAATATGACACGATTGGTACAACTTTTGATCTTTGCGCGAGGCAACTCCGATTCGGGTTAATGTTTCCCTAATCTTTAAAAAGTCGTCTGGCTCGTTGAGGGTGATTTCCAGCATGTCCGCTGGTACCCAGTTTTTGATTTCAGTATTTTCGTTTTCCACCTTTATAAATCCTTTGTTTCAATAGTTCAATTTGTTCATTATTAAATAATCGCAAAACAGATTTAGCCTTTTCATTACTATATCCATAATATTCTTTAATGAGTTCTAGGTTATCAACCTCCCGTGGTTTCAGCCACTTGGAGAACCTTTTCTTCTTCCTAATTATATTTATAAGAAAATGATATTGAAGCTTATTGTCTATATGGTGGTTAACATTCATTTCATTAGCATATAGAACCGTGTCATTAAAGTAGGATAGTGCCCTATTAACCATGAAGGCTGGATAAGCCTTCTCGGTAATATCATCGGGCATTATATCTTTCTTAGTGACATTAATGCTGTTTACATAATCAAAGGGGTTACTCACTTGAACTTCACCTGCGACATAATTTCAGTACAGCATGCTACGATATTCAACTCGTGATCGGCAACGAAAGCATTCTTATACTGGTAGTCTGCAAGAATGAGAACTAGCTGAGGTATACTTTGTGGGTCTACGTGATCAGCCATGTTGTCATATATCTTACGGAATACAGCAGCAGGTTCAGTATCAATATTGTCTGCAACCCATTGACGCATTTTCTTAAAGTCTTTGCGTTGTAGGGATTGCATTAGTTCATTAACCGATACATCAGATAGGGTAACCAATATGCCCGTATCAATAGTACCAGAAACTGAATATCTTTGTAACTCGTTTAGGACTCTACGCCAATCTGGCATATGTTTCATAATGAGTTCTGCAACTACAGGCACATCATATGTTACACCTTCTGTATCAAGAATGAATTGAACTCTCTTTAGCATTTGGCCGCAGAGGACTCCAGAATCTTTCTTGGACATATTGAATTCTATAACAGAACATCTACTATGTAGTGGTTCAATGATACGGTTCTTAAAGTTACAAGTTAATATAAACCTACAGTTTGCACTGAATTCTTCAATGAATCCACGTAATGCAGGTTGTGTTGATTGTGGATTAAGGTAGTCAGCCTCGTCAAGTATCACTACTTTATAGCCACCCTGTAGGGAGACCGACGAGGCAAACTTCTTAATCTTATTTCGGAGAGTATCAATACCAGATTCTTCGGATCCGTTAATTAACAGATAGTCTAAATCAAGTTCGTTACACAGAGCCTTAGCAATAGTTGTTTTACCCGTACCGGCTGTGCCGGTGAGCAGCATGTTGTGAAGTGCACCCCCTTTAACAACATCTGCAAAAGTTTGCTTGATTGCATGTGGTAAAATTGTGTCACTAATTTTCTGTGGTCGATACTTCTCTACCCATAAGAAATCATCCATTATAGTACTTCCCAACCAGTAACTGTAGAGAGTCTAAACGACCTCCAAGCTTCCTTGTCGAGCGCCCATGCAGCTAGATGATCCGTTTCAGCCGATACCGCTTCTACCACAATCTTCTGTCCATGTGCTTCTAAAACCACTGGGTTCAGAGTACAGGGCATAACGCGTATTTCGTCTGTGTTAATTTTAGTAAAGGTTACTGTAACAGTACCTTGTTTGAGTGCCTCAATGAGGCGAGAGGTTTCATTGCGATCCATAATAAACTCCATAATAAAAAAATAAAGGGGCCATTGCTGACCCCCAATAGATTAAGCTTCGGTTGAAGCCTCATCGGCTGCAGCTTCGGGAGCATCTACACTCTCGTCACCATCAGTTTTAGGAGCGGCAGCTTCTAAGAAGGCTACAGTCCTGTTCCTCAATGACCCGACTGATTCCAGTTCTGGGCCTTCAAAACCTCCACGCTTTGAACAAATATCAATAATTTGTACCATCGCTTGGATGTCCTGTAGAGACAGTTGAGGTGCCTCTGTTTCTGTGGTTTCTTCCACGTTTGCTTCTTCAGTCATTTTGTTTCTCCTTTGCAAAGTTAGACTAATTTAGAAGTTCCCGAACATTCGGCAAACTTCATATTATCCCCATCATTATAATGGGAGATTCGGTTTGTGTACTTATATTTATACACCGTAGCTACTTGTTCTTTCAAGAGCTATAAAATATTCTACTGGGTAATCTGTATTCTGCCAATTTGAAATCAACTTAGAGCTGATAGAGACATAGTAGTCACCTGGTAGTAGTTTCAAGTTTGGGATGTTAACCACAAAATTGAATTGTTCTTTACATGAATTGTCTTTGTCGACCACAATATCAAAGGTATTAGCCGTCGCGTCTTTAACATCTAAGACACTAGCTGTAATCATACCATTGTCACCCTTTAGGGATAGTTCGGTATGGCCCAAGACTGCAGCTGCCTTCTTGATTTGATCCAATACTTTCTGTGATAGATTAATTCCAACTTCCGCATTAGGCATCGTAATGTCCTTAGTCGGTTGAGTTAGAATCTCTGTCTCAGCAAAGAAGTATTTAATCTTCTGGTCACCATTAGACATAGACACTGACTTGTCATCAAACGTCAGGGCCGCATTTTCAATAAGGCCATGTACTGATAGGAATTCATTTAAGTCATAGACTCCAAACTCCACTGGAAAGTCCTCAGTGATTTCAGCCGTAGCCATAATGTTTTTGGCCTCTGAAATTGTCTTCACCTTCTGGCCTGGTTTTAGTACTAGGTTGGGATTAACACTAGCAAAGTTTTGTAATACCTTTAGGGTATCGTCTGAAATAATCATTATATTCTCCTGTTATTCATAAGTTATATTATAACACATTTACTGGTAAAAGTAAAGGGTTATTTTCATTCATTGTCATACATGCGATCATGTTCATACAGTGCAAGTAATCCGTAGTGTAATACCTTCATAAGGTCCTTTCGGTAGTCCTCAGGTGTCTCACCTTTCTTTCCATAACGTGCATTATACTTATCCACGTTACCTAGAAAGAAACCCATACCATGGCCGCGATCAATAATGACTTCGGAAGATTGTAATCCCCCTTGTCCATAATGTTGTCCGTAGGTAGAATCTATATATTGTTGGAGCTCTTCAATAAGATCCCCTTCATTAAATTTGTAGTCTGGTTTAAGCTGTTTCATGTGTTTCCTCTACATATGCTTGAATTGATAATTTCATTTTATGCATAAATGCCTCAGCTGCGTCCATTCTATTGTCTAATATATCAATTTCTGCTTGAACACTTGCCTTATCCAAAGGGCTTTGAAAGTTTGGGTCATTTAATAATTCTTTACAAAAATTAATTTTACCTTGTCTAGCATTTTCTGATCGTATACCTTTTCTATATGATTCTTTTTCGCGATTGGACCATTTAGTCCAAGGTTGGCCCTCTTCGAGAGCCCTTTGTTTAAACTTAATCATTATATTGTTGCCTCTTCAATGATAAGTTCATCGTTTAATATCACACCTTGGTCAACCTTTGTGTAAAGATCCAAGAAGGCCGTTTTAGTATCATCGTCAAACCTTGCGATACATAGGTCAAGGGACTTCATCTTATCATTAAAGATAGAGAAGGTCTGGAC